GAACCAGGGTTGGACAAAACCGGACTTCTTATAAGTTCCTCCCCCTACGATATCGTACTCAGCAGTAATACCGTCAATCTGATCTCTGTATGCTGTTGGACGAGGAACCAGATCTGTCTCATCCATATCGTAATGGGTACAATTGATTAGGCTGGCTCTATCAGCACCAAAGGATAGTTTTACGGGCAGACAGGCTCTTGTACGGAAGTACAGAGGGGTAGTTTGTTTATACAGTCTGGTTTCTCCTGTTACGTTTTCTGTTACCGTAACAGATAGGGAGTTCCCGTAGACAAATCCAACAGCCTGAAAGCCATTGGTAAGCATTACATTGACCTCAAAGGATCCTGGGAACTCGTCATGCTCTACAACACAAGCATGGATACCCAGAGCTTTGTTATCAGAGAGGTAACCTACTCCATCGGAATGTTGGTCGTAGAGAGTTTCAAAGTCTGCTAGGGTACTATCGGGCGGAATGCCAAAGGTAGGAGACCCAGGGATATAGCTATCGTTTAGAGGTAGGGATGCATATTTCCAAAGGAAGCTCATGCCATTCACTTCATCACGGACGAAAGTATCAGCACTATCAATATTGATAGTCTTACGCATAATAGCATTAGCTTCCGAACCCAACGAGCCTTCCCCTGCATCTGAATTAAGGTAGTGCTGATCGAAGATAATGCTAATATCAAAATTGAAGGTTAGGTCTTCAGTTCCACCGGTTGTACCGGATCCATCTGTTCCACTTGTATCACTTGTATCACTTGTATCACCACCACTAGCATCATTGCTACCGTCTCCATCAGTATTGAAGGAGACATTTCCATTATTGTCAGACTCATAACCTAGTGATCCATCATTGCTAACGGACTTAGGAATAAAAACATCAGCGTTGAACTCTGTGATCTCACCTGTTGCGGTAACAAGGTATCTTGGACTTGGGATATAGGTTCTTAGTACTACAGAGATACGCTTACGGATTAGACGATCTTCTTTATCAGCAGCTTCAACAGAACCAGTATCATCTTCTGAAATGATGTGTGCCTTAGCTAGTGTAGAGAATTTAGTAGGAACTTGCATCTCTGGATTAAACTTCAATCTCACTTGCTCAAGGATTTGATCCATGTCAGAACGATACTTACACCAAATATTGATATCGTACTGAATGTTTACTGGTCTAGGGGCCAGGCTCAGTACTCTGAATGCCTGTCTCTTCTCCTCATCCCAGACCTTCTCATGTACAAGGATACTCTCGTTTCTACGTCTTGAGTCATCATCCTTTGTAGTAGTCTGAGCAATAGAGATAACAGGGAGAATGATGTTATTCTCCTGGGTGAGCTTGGCTACTGCTCTTTCAGCATTAGCGTGCATTACCTTGATATCCGTAGACTTCATATCAGAGGTAAGGTAGACGATATCATTAATTGATGCCATCATGCCTCTAAGACTCTCTCGGTAGACGAAGGAGATATTATCTCTCTCTCTAGTCATCTTGAAAATCTTAGCTCGTACATCTCCTTCCCTAGTAGCCCAATGTACGCTTCTACTTTGGCAAGTTTTGCTCCCTAAGAAAGAGATCTCGTTGACGTTTCCTGAAATTCCGCTTGTATTACTCATAAAAAAAGCTCCCCTAGTATATAGGAGAGCCTCTTTAAATCTCAGTCGATTTCCTGAATAAGCCTTTCTAGGTAATAATGAGCCTTAGCCAGGTCTTGTGTGCGTTTACCTTTATAGGCACTTCGCATCATGTACTTGATAACGTTTCCTTCTAGATACCCTTCAAACTTCTCCTGACTGAGTTTGGCCTTCATAATATCCAGAACTTCAATCCCTCCCATTGTGTAGTGATCGGGCTGTACTACTTCGGGGTCTGCTTTCTTTTCCATTTCGGGAGTCTCCTTGTTAGTTGATTTTGTTGTGCTGTACCAACAATTACCTAGGTAAGTTTTTCTGTATTCATCGTAGTGAGACATTGGGTTCCCCGTAAAGCTGGTCTCCTACTGAGGCATCGTGAGGAGAGTTTTCATTGGTAATATTGGAAGTAGCACGAACAAAGACTGCCTTTTCTCTGAACTCGTTTAGGTTTCTAGCCCCAACATAGGACATAGCTGATTTGATTCCCTCTTGGAAGTATTGCACGATCATCTTTGTACTTCCTGCTGGGAGGGTTGGTACTGCTTTGGAGATACCTTCCATGTTGACTACTTTTTGATTCAGAACCTCTTTGGCATCCCTTGAGGCCATCCCTCTGAATTGACTGTAAGCCTTCCGAGGATCCCACCCGATAGTACGGTCAGATCCAGCTAGGACGCCTCCTACCATTACTGCTGCGGCTCCTACGGCCAAGCACTTAGCTGCGTCCCCAGGGCTTCTGATACCACCGTCTGCAATTACAGGAATGCTCACATCAGCACACTGAGCAACGGCAGCCAATTGAGGAAAGCCACAACCTGTTTTAGTTCTTGTGGTGCAAGCAGAGCCAGGACCAATTCCTACCTTTGCTATAGTTGCTCCCCAAATCTCAAGATCTCTTACGGCTTGACGAGTAACAACATTGCCTGCAATGATATCTCCCTCAAAACCACTATCTCTAATCTTCTTAATGGTTTGTTCCATTGCCATTGAGTGCCCATGAGCAACATCAATACAGAATGTGATAGGTCGTCTCTTTGCTAGATCTAATAGCCCTTTAATTCTCGTAGCATCATTAGACCAAATTCCAACAGCAACCATCAGATTTGCGTTGTAGGGAATTTCATTTGCAATATGCAGAGCTTCCATAGCTGGCATATTCCTGTGAAGAACAGCACCTCCCCCATAGGAATTCATGCTAAGGATCATATCGTGCCCTGTGATGGTATCCATGTTTGCTGCAATGATGGGGATGGGAAGCTTTAGAGTCCCAAGAGTTGTGGTTGTGTCACAACCTGTTGTTCTACTCCAGATCTCAGACTTCTGAGGTACGAGAAGAACATCGTCAAAGCTAAAGGCTTCGTTCGCTAGAATTTGCATCTTTAAGGAAATCGATAATTAGGATGATTCGTGATTCGCTGGACAGATTAAATACTGAGTGGAGGTTTCTGTCATTGAAGACAAAAGCCTCCCCCTCAACCCATTTGACTTCTTGGTTTTCGATACGGAGTCCACAGTTCTCTTTGGGAATCTTTAGCGCCAGATGTGCTCTAAGTACCTCATCGGTAAACCCAGTGTGGGGAGTAATCTCAGTCTGATACCTAAGAATGGAGAAGCTTGCGGTCTGTAGCCCTGGGATGTCTTTTACTAAGTCCCAGGTCTTAGGGCACATTTGAGTATTAACGTAATGCTGTCTACCAAACGTAATAAGAGGCAGTACGTCCCACTCTCCAGAGTATAGATCAGTCTCCAAGTAGGGAACTGAGTACTGGTGGGACTTTAATGCCTCTTCTCGAATATCTCTCCAACCGTTTTCAAGTTGCTGAAGAAATGGGAACTCCTTGCTTGTTTGTGTAAAACTGCTCAACGATGACTCCTGCTTGTATTAGGTATTCCAGCCCGCTACTGTGATACACCTTATCATAGACAACTCGCTTGATTTTTGCCTGGATAATCAGGGTAGCACAAGGAATACAGGGAGCCATAGTAACGTAGTTGTAGCACCTTCTGATGATTGGGTGCTACAGGCTAGCTTGGCAATGGCATTCTTCTCTGCGTGGAGGACTTCCAGCTTAGTATAGGTAAAGCCTAAGAAGTCTGTGTACTCACACTCATTACTGAATCCTGTAGGAGTTCCATTCACACCGTCTGAAATAATAGCCCCGTTCTTTACTACTACACATCCTACTTTAGCTCTGCTAGCGTTGGAGAGAGTGGCAAAGGACTTTGCGTTGTCCATGTATACGGTGTCAAGCTGTTTTTGTGAGGCCAAGGAGGAACTCTAGGGAAAGGTAAATGAGGTTGGTGAGAGAGAAGACAAGCACAGGAAAGACGATGCACATACCGACTACAAGTAGTGTGGTTTGGATATTATCTTTCCTATGTCGCTTGTCGTATTCTGCGAAAGGGGCTTTGGTCTTCATTATGATAAGAGAGTGGACTTTAGTTTGTCCACTCTCTATTGTTTATTACTGGACGAAGAGGTATCGAACTCCAACGACTCCTTGAGCCGCTGTACTGTACGAACATTCGCTTTGCGAGCCCCCGGCATTCTCCAAGGTCATTGTGGTATTGATAGGAAGGAGGAACGTACCCGTTCCAGTCACAGACTGTAGAGCACCAGGGAAATCAAAAACTGGCCCCCAAGCAAATTGGGTGTCCACAGAAGCCGTAGCAGGGACAGTCTCCCCAGGTGCAGCAGTAAGAAGTTCTACAGGACGAGAAACAGTTCTACTAAAGAGTCCAGCACTAGGAAGGGATAGCTGAAGGGCACAAGGAGAGTGTCCAGGAGTGCCAATATCGCTACGAGTTGGAGGGAAGTAACCTTCCTCCAGTTGATCCCACGATAGGGCAAGTTGACCAGTGGTATTTCCCGTGTTCTTGTAAGTGGAATCCCACTGAGCATCAATTTCAATGCCATACTGGACGCCAACAAGAGTGCCACGACTAGGATCGAACTTTTGGAATGTGAGTCCCGTGAACTGAGATCCGTTCCAATCAATGTCTTGGAAGAGGTCAGCGGCTCTAGTAGAGCCCCCACCGAAACTGAAAAGAGCGAAAGAGGTGAGGGCTACTGCAAGAACAGTAGCCAGTTTTGTGTGAAATTTCATTATCTAATGTTGCGTCTGTCTGAGTGTCGATCCCCAAAGACGCGGTATTGGGGACACTTAGTATATAATACCCCACAAGGAGTATTTTTGACAAGAAACCATAGATTTATTAACTACATACAATAGATGAAAAACATACAAGAATTGAATACTGACGTTGGGAAGAAGAATAGCACTGATATCTCCCTGAAGAGGGTTAGAGATAAGATCAAGTCCAAGGGACATGAGTTCAAGAACAAGGCTACTGATCTAAGGAACAGAGAGGGTATCAAGAACGATAACAAGTCTGCTATGAAGAAATCCTTTCTAGCTAAAGCTAAGTCTATTCTCCTTAGACGCTAAAATGTTTGTTGGCAGACTCTTGGTTCGAGTCTATATTTGGTAGGGCGTACAGGATTTGCACCCGCATGAGCGAAATTAGAAGTTTCGTGCCTGTCTATTCGGCCAACGCCCCATGTGTATTATGACCTGTCCAGGTAATGTTCATCACAGTACCAAGCAATATCTTCTAGGAACTGATAATGAAATCGTTGTTTTGCTCTTTCCACAATGCTATTGATCTCAACTAGACGCTGCTTGAGTGCATCAATTTCAGCTTCATACTCTCGGTCACTCTTAAGCGGGGGAAGGAAGCCTTTGTTCTGGGGGTGGGTCATTTTTGGTATCCTGCTTTGATTACTGAGTCTCGTTCTTAGCCTTCCCACTAAGGAAAGCAGTTCTCATTGATTCCAAATCAAGCCTAGCCATTCTAGCCATGCCCTCAAGGATATTAAGCTTGTACATGCTGTTATCGTACTCCTCAGCAGTTTCCCACTTCAAGTCCAGATTAATTTTCTTGAAGCAATCACTAACCCGGAAAGATCCCTCAGCATACTCTTCCCAATTTTTCATAGTATAGGAAACCGTGGAATCGTAAACGGAATCAGTGCGATTAAGGAAAGAGCGGCCAGTCAGCGTTTTTGTAACAGTCATAGTCTGGAGGATTGTGGTAACAGTCATAGTATGGAGGATTGTGGTTGGTTGGGAGTATAGGAATCGAACCTATATCTTTGGATTATGAGCCCAATGTTCTACCGTTATACTAACTCCCGTTGTTCTTAAAACTCCCAATCAGGGTATTCGTCTGCAAGCAACGCGCCGATCAAGGTAGTCATATCCGCGATCATCCAAGTAGCAATATCAGTACCAAACTCTTCAATCCACTGAACGTAGATTACGGTGGTCATGAAAACAGCATACTCCTCAGCGAACTCAGTCTTGGTCATTCCAGCATCAATAGCCAGGTCTGCACAAGTACGAACATGGTCACGATAAACAGGCCAGCGCCTACGCAGAACAGTAAGGGCTTCATCAGCGGCGGTTTGTTCTTCCACAGCAGCAGCTTGTTCAGCAAACTTCTCAGCGACATTACCGGAGAGGTAAAAGCCCCAAAGACCCAGCATTACAATGCTGCTTACGACAATGAAAATAATCGACCAAAAGAGACCTTTAAGAATATCTAGCATCAGTCAATACCTGTGTCAGTGATTTGAATTCGGTTGGAGAAGTTCCAGTCGCTATCGTTATCTCGGTAAGCAATCTGAGCGTAGTAACCAACAGGAATTTCAGAAAGGGTGAAAGGAAAAGCAGCTTGGCCGTACTTTTCATCGTAGAAGCGAATAGCCCCTGAACCAGCACCCTGAGCAAAACCATTCATGCAAAGGTTACCGTGACCAATAGGAGTAGAAACCGTAGCCATAGGAGAGTAAACAACCATCGCCGTATTTCCATAGCAGCCATTCCAGGAAACCAGTAGATCGTTGGTGGTTTGGGCTAGGGTGGCTCCAGAGTGAAAATCTCCATTAGGAGTGGGGACAGAGCAGTCCACGGAAAAGGGGTGGGTAATTAGTGCGAGTAGTAGTAGAGACTTCATAAGGTTTATGTAGGTGATTGGTAGGCCATTTTGGAATTGAACCAAATATCTCCGAGATATAAGCTCGGTGCATATACCTATATTTGCATATGGCCCGGAGAGTGGAGGAGAGAGAGCCACCTCTCCCCCCGACACAAGTATTATACCGTGGCCTGTGGGATTCTCTAGGCTTCTTTAGTGTAAATTTTTTCCACATCTACAATACTTAGTTGGCCTTTGCTAACCTTGCACTTGTAGAGATCACCCTTACTGGGGATCGTATTGTCGAGAATCTCATCTGCTACTTTGGGTGCGATATTCAGCTTAATGAATCGCTTAATATTACGAGCACCATACTCTTGAGAGTAGCCTCCCTTGACAACGTACTTAAGTACGGCCTCAGTAATTCGAATAGGTAGTTGCTGCAATTGCATCTTGGCGATCTTCTTAACCTGCTCCTCATTTAAGGTGGTGAAGAAGATAGTCTCGTCAATGCGATTTAAGAACTCAGGACTGAAGTGACGCTTGACAGATTGCATCACCGTACTCTTGATTTCGACATCACTAACATTAGCTTCCTGCCTATCGAAACCTAGTGCTTCCCTTTTTACTTCTCCTACTCCTTGGTTGGAGGTGAAGATAAAGATGGACTTGCTGAAGTCTAGGACTCGTCCTACGTTATCAGTACAGGTGCCATCGTCTAGGAGAGACAGTAGGAAATCATACAGTTTATGGTGAGCCTTCTCAATCTCATCGAAGAGGAAGACCCAAGCGTTTGACTTTTCGGCCTTCTCGTAAAGCAGGCTCTTTTCAGAGTGCCCGACGTAGCCTGGAGGAGAGCCGATCAGCTTGGCGTATTCGTGTTGACCAGAGTACTCAGCGCAATTGATCTTAAAGAAGTTACCTGTGTAGTTAGCACCCAGGGTTCTTGCAAGTTCAGTCTTGCCCACACCTGTTGGTCCTACGAAGAACATAGAACTATGTTGGGAGATACCAGCAGCAATAAGTTTCAGCGTTTGCATGACTGAGCTTACCGCATCTTCCTGCCCTACGATGTTCATACCAATAGCCTTCTCAATCTCTTCTAGATCCTCCTTAGTATTGAGAGTATACTCAATACCAGAAGTAATCTCAGACTGCTTGCTATTGATAGTCTTCTTCAGCTTATCAAGGAAGGGATCTATTCCCTGCTCTTGAATAACCTGATTGTTAATATCAGCACAGAGGATTTCCAGGTTGAGAGAGGGATAAATGGAAACAACAGAATCGTAAACAGATTCGTAGTCTCTTTCTGATAAGTCTAGTGCAGAGGTAGTGGTAAGCTCTACAATGCTTTTCTTGTATTCTTGAACACAGATAGGTTCAGTAGAGGAAGTAATGCCACGGCGTAGACCTTCATAGATCTTTGATTCCTGACTAATGGTTAATACTCTTACTCTTAGAACTACGTCGAGTTCGTCACATACAATACGGAAGAATGCTGATTTATTTTTTTTGCTCATCTAGGAAGGAATCCAATTGACTAAAGACACTATTGTTATTCGACGCACTATTCTTTGTTTTATCCGTTTCGGGAAGCTTATCTTCTAGCTTGATAACCAAGTCTAGAATCTTAATGACGTTGTTCTTCGAAGTCTGTGCTGCTTTTAGGCAATCGACCATTAGCTGTTTAGCTGCATTGTCTTGGGGATTCTCCTCCACCATTGCCTTGAAAAACTTATGGGCTTCTAGCGCCAAGCCTCTATCGTCTCCCGACTCTCCAATAAGGTCTTTACAAATCTTTTGAATACGGGTGGGACTGAGGGCTCTTGTTTTAGGGGTATATGGTGTGGGCATTTTTCTTATTCTCCTTAGTATCTAGGTATTGACCTATCCACTTTTGGATAAAAACTGAACTGCATAGCTCCCATTGCCCATATGTTAGGTTTAGCCCGAAAGGCTTCCAGGACATATCCTGTTCATCAACGTTCTTACTTCTCACTTAGAATCTCTACTCTTGATAGGTGAGCATCATTTAGTTCGATGCCTGTAGGGAGAGCAAACGAAAGCTTGGTATCCCTAATAGCTTGAGCGATATCGATTGCGCCTGGGTAATCCATATCTAGTTCAAGCGTAACTCTCAGCTTACCACTAATCTGATTCTCTCGTCTATTCTTAGAGTCGAAGTTCAGCTTAGTTTTCTTCTGAGGCTTCTTGTGGCTATTCCAAATCCAACCCATTACTTAACATTTCCTGTGTAGTGCATAATTAGGACGTACCTTTGTCCTTCTGTAACAGGTGCTACTTTATGCTGAGTAAACCCGTCCCACATCGCTAGAGAGTACTTAGTTCGTTTAATGAAGAACTCCTTCTCTGGAGGGGTAAGCAGTAAGGTCTCCCCTCCTGTAAACTGGTCATTTAGGAGGACACAGGCTGTAGCAACTACAGGAGGTCGAATTCCATTGGGGCCAGAGTCCCAATCACAGTGCATATCGAACTTGCCTCCAACATCATATCGGAGGATCCAAAAGCCGTGATAGCCTGTGACGTAATCACAAGCGTTATTCTTGAAGAGGAAGTTCATCTTCCTCATGCAGCTTTCCCCTAGAGCAAAGAGATCAGGTAGTACGTCTACAATCTTCTCATCGTTCTTGCGGGAAACCTGGCTGAATGGATTAGCAATCTGCATCTCCAAACAATCGGGGTTATAAGACCAAGCAGATCTCTTTCCCCTTTGATCTACTAGCTCAATTAGTTTTTGAGCCAACTCTTCTGTTACAGCGTTTTCTGCCGTAACGAAAGTTGGCTCCGGGTTGTGTACAGTGACCATCATACGCTATCATAGCGTTAGGAGGCCCGTAGTCCTTTACTTAAAGGGGTTTTTGATTTTCTTGAGTATGCTGGGTAGCGTCTCTACTGAAGGGAATGCCCCCTTAATGGGAGCTAGGATAGCTACTCTTTCCTTCCTAGGATCCCAATACAGGACAGCACACCCAGGATCCATGTCCATCTTATCATAGATCAGATTGTATATTACGCAGTTCTCGTAATACTTGGTGAACTCATCTGAAGTAAGGGCTTCTATTCTCTCTCTAGGAGCGTAGTCATTTAGAAAGAAGGCTAGTTGCGTCTTCGTAATATAGTGACCATCTACATTGGTCATGCTATAGGGTTTTCTAAAAGGTGTCTTCTTCATTGGAAAAAAGGGAGGGACCGTTGACGGGGGAAAAACGGTCCCTCCCAAGAGCGCAAGCAAAGCTCTCGTTAGTATTTAGTTCAAAAAACTCTAGGACTAGAAAGATTTTTAGTTGCTAGCGTATTGAGAAGCCAGATCCCACAGTTGAGTGTTG